GAAAACCCTGTTTTTCGACGATTCTTCACGGAGGGCGTACCCCTGAAAAAACGAACGAGGGTAAGACCAAGAACCGTAAAGATCCCGCAAAGGAAACCCGCCAAGACAAAACCTCAGTCCTCGCCTTTCCCAAAACTCTCCCGTCCCGAACTCTCGCAAGTACGGAGAAAACTTCAGTTCCCTCGAGACCATTTCATTAAACCCCTTAAGAAAAAGAAGAAAGCCCGCGCAAGGATCGTGACGTACGTGGACGACGAGGGTCGTCTGATCAGGACCGAGATCCCCAAGACGTTTGACTGCAACGATCCCGTGTGGAGAAAGATACTGTTCCAAGGATTGCTCGACAACTGCGGGCGCCTCGGGGCGGCATGCGAATCGGTCGGGATCTGCAAAGGCCATCTGTATCATCTGTTCGATCGCGATCCCGAATTCGAGAAATGGGTGCGGGCGATGCAGGATCGGGCGGTGGACGTCGCCGAGGACGAACTGATACGCAGAGGGGTCGTCGGGTACGAGAAGGCGATCTACTATAAAGGAAGAATCGTCGGCCATGTGAAGGAATTCAGCGATCAGAATCTGGTGCGGTACCTCGCGGCCTATCGGACGAGGTACCGTACGACGAACGTCGAGGTCGGAGGGACGGGCGGAGGATCCGTCCCGATAAAGATCGAGCACGATATCGCGGAGAAGATTCTAAAGGATGAACACTTCAACCGACTTATCCACGATCTTCTCGGGTGCCTTGAAGGGGACGCCGGCGGGGATGGCGAATCTGCTGAGCCGTCGGAAGTGGATCCTCACGAATCATCTGAGAAAACTTAGCGAGATCTTGGTCAACCTTTCGGCTGGCAGGATCACCCGCCTCATAGTGGAGATGCCTCCGCGCCACGGCAAATCGGAGATGATCTCCCACTACTTCCCCGTATGGTACCTGAACCGTTGGCCCGACCGCAGGATCATCCTGACCTCGTACGAAGCGGACTTCGCCGAATCGTGGGGACGGAAGGTTCGGAACACGATCGCGGAGAACGAGGATGATCTGAAGGTACGCCTCGGCACCGATTCGCTCGCGGCCCGCCGATGGGACACCAGCGAAGGCGGTGGGATGATAACGGCCGGCGTCGGTGGTCCTGTCACGGGACGCGGGGCGGATCTGCTGATCATGGATGATCCGGTCAAGAATGCCGAAGAGGCTTACTCCCCGACGTACAGGGCGAAGATATGGGATTGGTGGAGATCGACCGCGTACACGAGGCTCGAGCCCGGAGGCGTCGCGGTGATCGTTATGACGCGATGGCACAAGGACGATCTCGTCGGACGCCTGATGGCGGAGCAGGAGACGCAGAAGGTCACCCCGATGTTCGATCGATGGACTCTTCTGAAACTCCCCGCGCTCGCGGAGGCGGGCGATCCTTTAGGAAGGATCCCGGGGCAACCCCTGTGGCCGAGCCGTTACGGGGTCGACGCTCTCGCCACGATCAGGCGGGCGATCGGTTCGGTCTACTGGTCGGCCTTATATCAGCAGAACCCGACCGATCGGGAGGGCGCGATGTTCCGGAGGGAATGGTTCAAGATCGTGGCCGAGGCTCCCTCGAACGGGCACCGAGTCCGCCGGTGGGATCTCGCCGCGTCGGATCCGAAATCGAAGACGGACGATTCCCCGGACTGGACGGCGGGCGGATTGGTCTCCAGCCAAGACGGACAGTACTGGATCCATCGGGTGGATCGGATGAGAGGACGGCCGAAACCCGTCGAAGACTTCATCAGGCAGTGCGCCGAGATCGACGGGAAGAACGTCCCGATCGTGATCGAGCAGGAACCGGGATCGTCGGGAGTGAACACGATCGACCATTATCAGAGGGAGGTTCTCAAGGGGTTCGAGGTCCGGCCGAAGAAGACGACCGGATCGAAAGTGCTGAACGCAGGGCCGTTCTCGGCGGCGGCGGAAGCGGGGAACGTGATGCTGGTGAAAGGCCCGTGGATCACGGACTTTCTCGACGAGGTCTGCGACTTCCCTCTCGGGAAGCACGATGATCAGGTCGACTGCGTCGCCGGAGCGATCGAGCACCTGTCGTCCGAAGGGACGCCCGGAATATTCTTCGTAGGAGGTAGGGGATGAGAGTGATCGACTCGATATTCGATCGCCTCGGCTTCGTCTCCAAGACGAAGGCCGACGAGGCAGCGAAGGCTCTGATCGGGTACTACGGAAATCTCTCCGTGCTCGGGACGACGGGCGAATGGTCGTATCAGAAGCTCGTCGATTCTTACAAGTCCTGGGTCTACGTCTGCGTGGACAAGATCGCGAAATCGGTGGCGATGATGCCGCTCCATCTGTACGTCTATCGAAAGGCCGGGCGGAAGATCTGCGACCCGTCGTTCAAGAGCGAACTCCGGATGGCGAAATCGAAGGGTGAACTGAAGTACTTTATGAAGAGCGCCGATGTCGAACGCGAGCAGATCCTCGATCACCCTTTCCTCACCCTGATCAACCGGCCGAACCCGATCATGACCCGATTCATGCTGTGGTACGAGACCATGGTCCGGCTCGAGGTCGGAGGATCCTGCGGATGGTATCTTCCGACGAACGGCCTCAGGCTCCCCGGGCAGGTATGGCCGCTCCCGCTGACGAAGACCGCGCAGCTGAAGCCGACGGTCACCTCGCGCATGGAGATCATCGACTGGAAATATCGGGACGGCGCCGTCACTGAGACGTTCGCTCCCATCGAGATACTCTTCCACAAATATCCTCATCCCGCCGGACCGTTCTTCGGGATGAGCCCGCTGATGGCCCAGGCGTACCCGTACGACATCGACCAGTATCTGATGATACAGCAGAAGGCCCTGTTCGAGAACATGGCGGTGACGGGGCACAACCTCACGACCGAGCAGAAGCTCACGCCCGATCAGGTGAAGGAGATCCGCGAATATCTCGACACGGAATTCGCGGGCGCTCTCAGGGCGGGCAAATCGATGGTCCTCCACTCCGGCCTCAAGTCCGACAAGATGGGGATGACGACGAGGGAGGCCATGCTCGAACAGGTCTCCAAGTTCGCGAGACAGAAGATGATCACGTCGTACGATCTGTCCGAAGGGAAGATCGGCCTCGTCGAGGACGCGAACCGGGCGAACATGGAAGCCCTGAACATCTCCTTTGTGACCGAGTGCCTGAAGCCGAAGGGGATGCTGCTCGAGGAGAACATCGAGACCTTCCTGCTCCCGCGGTACGACGACGGCCTCACGTGCGATTTCGATCTTCCCGACATCGAGGATCGCGAGATGAGACTCAAGGAAAGGGAATCGAACCTCACCACTCTGTACTCGTCGATCAATGAGGAGCGGGCGAGGGATGGCCTCGAAGAAGTCCCGTGGGGCCGCGTCCCGTTCGTCCCGTTCCAGATGATGCCGTGGGGATCGGAACCACCGAGACCCGCCGAAGAGGAAGGCGAGGAGACGGAGGAGGAGCCGAAGTCGTTCGACAAGAAATTGGATCAGGCCTTCTGGACGGAGGAGAAGAAGGCTCAGCACTGGAGGATGTTCGTCCGCAGATCCGAGAGATACGAGCCGCTGTTCGCTTCCCCGATGCGCGCCCACCTGCGAAAGACGGAGCGCGAAGTCCTGTCCCGCCTCGAGACCGAGGGAAAGAAGATCTTCGAATCCTTCGCCGGATGGTCGAGGAAACGGGTGGCCGAATATCTGAAGACGGACGCGCGCCCGCGTACCATCAACATCGACAAGGCCAAGGACTCGGCGGCGACGAGGGATCTGTTCCGCCCGTATTTCATGATCGTCCTGCAGACCGAGGGCAGCGAACGGATGAGGGAGCTCCGCAACATGAAGGTCTCGATCGAGTTCAACCTGAACGATCCGAGGGCCAGGAAATGGCTCGGTTCGCGTCTGCGGAGATTCTCGGACGAGGTGGCGGGGACGACGTTTGATGAGATCGACAGGATCCTGCGGGCGGGGTTCGAGGAGGGAGAACCGTTGACGACGATCGCGGAGACGTTGCGGGAGAAGTTCGAATCGTGGGACAGGTACCGCGCCCCTCTGATCGCGAGGACCGAGGCCCTCTCGGCGGTGAACGAGGCCGATCTTCTCTCCGTCGGGCAGGCGGGGCTGGAGAACCGCCTCGATAAGCATTGGCTCAGCGCCAGGGACGACGCGTGCAGGGACACGCATCTTGAGGCCGACAAACGATATT